AGTATTTATCGTTGGCTCAATCCAGAATTAATTACTGGCGATACTTTAACAATTAACTTTGTATTCTTGGATTGGAAGAAATTCCAAGCAAATGCATCTAACGAGAAGTATCCACCAGCTAAAGCATTCAAGCGTGAATACAAGTTATTAAGTTTAGAAGAAACAGAAATGTTTATTCGTAATAAACTTAAGATTCATGTTCAACACTTAGATAGCCCACTTGAGTTAATTCCATGTTGCGGAGAAAAAGAGTTATTCTCTTCCCCACCAACTTTTAAGTACTACAAGACTGGTTACGAAGAAGGCAAACGAGCCACAAAGAACTTCGATACTTTAGCTGAAGCAAGTAAGTATCGGGCAGAAAAAGGTCATTATGAAGGCGATATTGTAGAGTATCGAGGTAATCCTTTTATGTGCCCATGTTGTAATCCAGATGAAGTCATGGCATTAACTATGAACATCAACAAATCAAACAAATTGGTAATAAGCTAATGGACATTAAATCTTTCAATTATCATCCAATGGTAGAAAAAATAGTTCAAATCTTAATGACTAAAACTCAGAACAATAGCTCTTCATTCTTCCGGTTACAAACTAACTTTTATTTATCGTTAGTTGCAAGCTGTATGAATGTAAAAGTTAATAGCCCTATTACTGGTAAGATTCCAGTAAACTTCTATGGTATTAACTTAGCTAATTCTGGTTTTGGTAAAGGCTTTAGTACAAGTATTTTAGAAAACGAAGTTATTCGTGGCTTTCGTGAACAATTTACTAAAGACTTGTTCCCTAAAAAAGCTGCTCTTGAACTAGATTTAGAAGCCAATCGCCGTCATCGTGCATTAGGTATTTCACCCCAAGAAGCACTTGATAAATTAACCAAAGAATTTAAATCTTATGGTGCATTACGATTCATCAGTTCAGAAGGTACTGCTGCAGCGATTAAACAATATCGTAACTTAGTATTACTGGCTCATTTAGGTGCAGTGAACTTTGTTGTAGATGAAATTGGTTTCAATTTGACTAAGATTGAAGACGTTTTACATACGTTCCTTGAATTGTATGATAAAGGTTATATCAAAGAAAAATTAACCAAAAATACTGATACTGCAGTACGTTTCCAAGAACTCATTGGTTCTACACCGGCAAACTTATTAATGTTTGGTACACCAAGTAAATTACTTGATGGAGCCAAGACAGAAAGTGATTTTATTACTCTTCTAGAAACTGGTTATGCTCGCCGTAGTTTCTTTGCTTACTCTAAGAAAGCAGTGAACGAGCAAGCATTAACACCGGCAGAACTATATGATTTATTAAGCCAACCAAACCAAGACCAAGAACTCAAACAAATTGAGTATCATCTCAGCAAATTAGCTGATATTAACTTGGTAGGTATGGAATTAGAATTACCACGTGATAGTGGTATTCATTTAATGGCTTATAAACAATGGTGTCAGGAACGTGCAGCACAATTACCAGAATTTGCTGAAATTCAAAAAGCTGAATTAGAACATCGTTACTTCAAAGCTCTTAAATTAGCAAGTGCTTATGCATTTATTGATTTAGTAGATGAAGTATCTATTGAGCATCTGAATCAAGCAATTAAATTCACTGAAGAATCTGGTAATGCTTTAGCTCAAATCTTCCAACAAGAAAAACCTTATGAAAGATTGGCTAAATACTTAGGTGTATCTCAAGGGCAAGAATTAACTCAAGTAGATATTCAAAATGATTTACCTTTCTATAAAGGTAGTCAATCATCTCGCACAGAAATGATGAATATGGCTATTGCTTATGGCTATAAGAATAATATTGTTATTCGTAAATCATTCCGAGATGGTATTGAGTTCTTCTCTGGTGAAACTTTAAAACCAACTAATTTAAATGAGCTTATCATTGCTCGTAGTCATGATTTAGCAGATAACTACACAAACCATACAGTTACTTGGCATGGTTTAGAACAATTTGTTCGACGTCCAAATGAACATTGGACAAACCACCATACTCTGAATGGTCATCGTAGTAATGCTGATATGGCTAAAGGTTTTAATATGGTTGTATTAGATATTGATGATGAAACCAGTATCCCAGAAGTACAACTATTATTAAAAGACTACACTTACTTAATCCATACAACGAAACGTCATCAAGTACCAGATGCAAATGGTAAATGTATTGACCGCTTCCGTGTCATCTTACCAACTAACTATACGTTAGAAATGGAAGAAGATGATTACAAAGAATTCATGCAAAACCTTGAAGAATGGTTACCGTTTAATGGATTAGACCATGCTACATTCCAACGTAGTCGTAAGTGGGCTTGTACTGAAAACTGTCAGACTTTTGTAAATGAAGGTCAGTTACTTGATGTATTACCATTTATCCCTAAAACATCTCGTAGTGAAGAGTTCAAGAAATCTCAAATGAACTTAACATCACTCAGTAATATTGAGCGTTGGTTCGCTAACAAGATGGTTCAAGGGCAGCGTAATAACTACATGGCTCAATATGGGTTCATGTTACAAGATGCAGGTTTTAGTGTAAGCGACATTGGCGTAGTCTTAATGGAATTCAACTCTAAGTTAGATAATCCATTAGATGAAGCCGAAATCTTATCAACCATTATGACCTCTATTAAAAATAGAGCAGAAGGAAATTAACAATGGCAAAAGTTCAAGTACTTATCGCTGGTGTATCTGCCAGTGGTAAATCAATGTCTTTAGAGAATTTAGCTAAAGACAATCCGAAATCAGTTGCCTACTTATCATGTGAAGCGGGGAAATCTACCCCGTTTCCACATCAATTCATCACAATGCGTGATGCAAATGGTAATGAAGTAGGTATTAAGCATCCAGACGAAGCTGTACAGTTCTTTAAGCAAGTAGAAACAATGGACAGCATTGAGTACTGTGTATTAGATGGTTTTAACTATCTATGCGACATGTATGAAAGTATGGTTGTTAAGACTGCTACAAACACGCAGCAGGCTTGGGGATTATACGGTGACTTCATCCGTAATTTCATGCAACAAGTCATGGGTACTTCCACTAAAAAATGGATTTTAATTGCCCATAACGCAGTTGAATTAACCCCTGCAGGTGATTACCGTTACTATGTACCAGTTAAAGGTGCAATGGCTAAAACCGGTATTGAATCGTTCTTTAACGTTGTAGTTTATGCTCAACGTATGAAAGTCGATAAACTTAAAGAGTTCGAGTACGACCCAGAGTTATTACACTTCTCTGCTCGTGATGAACGTTTAGGTTACAAACATGTATTCCAAGTACAGCCAACAAAAGATATGGCAGAAGGTCGTATCCGTGACTTGGCAGGTATGTGGAACGACAACCAAATTTATATGGATAATGATGCTCAACTGCTTCTTAACCATATTTCTAATTACTTTGGTGAAACCAAGTAATTTATATTAACGTTAAAATAAATTAGGAGAATCCAATGGGATTATTTGACAATGTAAAACGTGCAACTAATGCACAAGAAGCTCAAGACCGTGTAGGCGGTGGTTTCCAACCAATTAAATCTGGTGTTTACAAAGCTGTTATCAAACAGATGTATGCTAAACCATCTAAAGCAGGTGCGATTGGTGTAACTATTGAATATGAAATTCGTCCACAACAAGGTAATCCACGTAAGTTTACTGAAACTTATTATGTTACTAACAAAAATGGTCAAAACTTCTATATTGATAAAGACGGTCAAGAGCAATACCTTCCGGGCTTCAATCATGTAAATGATATGTGTCTTGGTTTAGCTGGTAAAACCATGTTTGAACTTAATGATGAAGGTAAATTAGAACTCAAAAACATCAAAGTGTACAACTTCACTACTAAGAAAGATGAAATTGAACAATTACCTACATTCGTTCCACTTCTTGAAAAAGAACTTGCATTAGCAATTCTTGAACGTCATGAAAACAAAACCAAACAAGTAAATGGTGCTTACGTACCGGTAAACGAAAAACGTATTGTAAACGTTGTTGAAAAAGTATTATTACTTAAAGACGGTATTCCATTCACACACTTAGAAGTTAAAGCTGGTGTAAACGAACCTAAATTCGTAACTGAATGGTTAGAAGCTTGGAAAGATAAAGTTGACGACCGTTATGAAGAAGTTGCAGGCGGTGCATCTACAGCTGCAGCTCCAACTACAGCAATGAATCTTGGCTAGTTATACCGTTAATTCCCCACTGAAAGTTTGTTATTACACAACCAAAGGTGGGGATAAACGTTGGTTCACTATGAATTTGAACCAGTATAGAAATACTCATTACCGCATTCTTCATAATGCAAAAGAAGAGTACTCTTTATTGATGAAACCAGTAGTACAACATTTACCAACGTTTACTAACCCAATCCATATCCATTACAAACTGTATGTAGCATCTAATGTGAAATCAGATGTAATGAACTGGGTAGCTGTAATAGATAAATTCTTCCAAGACGTATTAGTAAGAGAAAAGAAACTAACAGATGATAACTATCTGTATGTGCCTAAAATTACTTGTGAGTTTGGAGGAATCTGTAAAGCTAATCCAAGATTGGAGATAACTATTACAGAGCAAGGTAATATACCTCAGATTCCAGCTAATCAGTTTTTTAATTAAAGACCCTGATGGGTCTTTTATTTTATGGAGAACAAATGAAAATAATCAAATTAGCAAGTTTACACCGACAAGTTGGTGGAGAACACTATAAAAACCGACAATATGAACTGGCTCAATTCAGTTTAGATGTTGGTTTAAGCCCTATGATTCATTCTGCTATCAAGTATGTATTACGTGAAAAGAATGACCGTGCAGAAGATTTAAATAAAGCTCAACATTGTGCTGAAATCTTCCGTGATTGGGTAACTACTTGTGCTGCCACAGCACCAAAACGTTTAGCAAACTTCAATACTACTATGGATTTTGATTTAGTTGCAACTTTCTTATCTCAATATGAAGCTCATGAACAAGCAGCAATCTTAGCATTAATCCATCTCCAAGTATCAGTAAAACTAATTGAAGAAGTCTTATCAGATTTCTCTATTAGCCGTCATATTGACGTAAATGAAGTTACTAATGCATGTATTCAAGCCCTTGAACATATCGAGAGACTAAAATGAAATTAGAATTAAAAGAGCATGAAATTGAACAAGCTATTGAAACTTTTATCCGTAGCTTTGTAACAGGATACCCAGTAACAGTCAAAGGTTTTGACTTACAAGGTATGCGTAGTAAAGATGGTTTATCTGCCATCGTTGACTTTGATGTTATTGGTGTATCAGACACTCGTGAAGTGAAAGTTGATAGCCCTAACGTTAAACCAACAAACACAGCATGGCGTGAAGAACGTAAGGACGAAGAAGACAGTCCTGTTGCTGTAGAAAAACCAGAAGCTTACTACGAAGTATTAACACTACTAAGTTCTAACCCTTTAAACAAAAACCGTAAAGCGATTGAAGAATTGCTAGATGGTAACTTTGAAGTTAAAGAGTTATTAACTCAAGTAGCGTTATATCAAGATTGGTTAGCACAATGCGTGAAAGAAGATGCATTAGTTTCTGAAGTATCACCTTTGGATGCAGAAGAAAAAGCTATGGAAGCATTAGATGATGAACCTACTGATGAAGTTCCTTTTGAATCAGATTCAGAAGAAACTGCTGGAGATGATGAACCACATCCCGCTCTCGTAGCAAGTATCGCACCTGAAGCTGAAGAAGATGCAATCGTATTAGCTGAACCAACAACATCAATCTTAGACGAAGTAACGGCATCGGAAGAAGTTCAACAAACTAACGATAAAGTAGTTACTCAACCTTTATTCGGTACACCGTTGAACAAACCTAACCGTAAACTATTTGGTTAATTAAATGCACCTATGTAAGATAGCGAAGATAGTGCTGCTATTTACGTTAATAGGTATGCCACTATCTATCGTCTTTGGAGGCGGAGCTGCCCTTGTATTAACTATTCTTATTGTAATCTATGCTTTTGAAAGCAATGATAAACATGATAAGAAAGAGTAGGGCACTCTGCCTTATAATATTTTTTTT